CAGATTTAGGCGGAAAATCAAGATCGTTTTCTGCCTGTTCTAGAATCTCACGATAGAGAGTATGTTCTGCCCAACGTCCAAATCTCACTGCGCAAACCCAATCCTTTTGATCGTGAGTTAACTGATCCAACATTCCATAAATATCACTTGGAAGCCAATAGCCCCACTTCCGATGATACCAATAAAATGTTGCCTCTCGAAGCGCCTGGGTATTGATATTATATTCTACTGGATTGGGGTCCAGTTGAACAATGCAAACTACACCAAGCCCAGGCGCTTCCCAAGGCATCCCGTCTAGGTTTGTGAAAGTTGAACCATCATCGTAATAAATGCGCCATTTGATCTCTTTACTCATGACACACCTATGTTAATCTGATAATTGCTGCTCCAAATTGTAAGGTATAGTCGCCGCCATTGGTCGCTGTAGTCCCTAATTCCCAATAAGCAATAAGAGGAGCAACAGGTGAAATAGGAGTGTCATCATACAAAATACAGTGAGATGGAGTTGCTGGCGATAGTGGACCAAGTGATGTCCAAGGAACATCGTTTGCATCAAACTCGCCGCGATCATTAGTGTTATCTTGAATTACGTCTTGTCCAGTTAGCGTTTCACCGCCAACAGTATAGCCAGAACCAGCGCCATATTCATCTGCAGACACATCTGCATATACAGTATGAGTATCAATGTTCGGCGTATGGCCTGATACTAAAATCATTTTGAGAGTGTCCCCACCGGTTGAAAGATCGAAAATACCTTCCATCACCTGTTCTTTAAAGTTGTTATAGATTGCACCATTGCCTTCTGCCATGATTATTCTCCTTGTGAATTGAATTCGGACGCTAATGAAAGCGAGTCCATGGTAATTGATTGATCTGTGGGAGGATCAAGTTCTTCACGCTCATTGATAAGTTCTACTACAGCTTTTAGTTGTCTTTGAGGTCTTATTACTCGTTCATCGCCATTTTGTTTGGCTTCACGAACGATATTAGTGAACAACTCACGAAATATTTTAAGCTTATCAGTTGGAAACCGTTTGATAGCTTCTTTAAGTTCCTCATCTGTCATTTCATCAATATTTGCCATATTATTTACCTTTCTTTAAAGTTAGTCTAGAAATATCGCCTGCGTTGTTACGTTCGATTATATAAACTTGTTTATTTTTGACCAGTTCGGTAATTTCACCAAACCCGTCACGTTTAATTTCATAAACTTCTTCCTCCATATCATCAACTTGTTCAACTTGTTCATGCTTTCCAAATACATCTTTAAACGTGTCAAACACTAACTGTTGCGGATTGATCTCTTTATTAAACCACGAAAATTCTTCTTCCTGTTCTTTTTTCTCGCGTAGAAAGTTATCTTGCGCCATACTATTCTCATCATTAGGGCGAGCTCCAATAGCTTGTTCGCCTTCCGAGTTCTGAGTAGCGGTTTCACGATCCCCTTGCCTATTGGTACTGGCTGGAACAGTGGGACTTTGAACATCTTGCTGTTCTTGAGTCTGTTCTATTTGAGTTTTAGCCAATGCAGATTCATATTCACTTTGCAACCATTCAAGAGCAGCAATAGCTTCACGCGCCTGGCGGGTTTGAATCTGGCGTGATTCGTTGGCAAGAATTTCCTGAGCAATTGCTAATTGAGAACTGATAGCATTGAGAACTTTCTCTGGATCATTGGCGCGGATGTTGACCGGATTAGAAATATTTGGAAGTGTGAGAATGTGAGCGTAAGTTTCTTCTTTACGGTAGAAAAGCGTCCCTAAAGGAAGTCCATCTGGAAGTCTGCCATCTCCTAATTCAAGATTCTTAAACTGGTCAGCAGAGATAGAACCGTCATATACCATACGTTCCCGTTCTACACGGCTGTCAGTCACACCAAGTGTCATATCATTTTTACGCGCTAGTGACCTTTCACGATTGATTTCGGCGCGTTGGCGGTCTTGTGCATCGTCTTGAAAATCGAACACCATTTTCAAGAATTTAGGTAAGAACCAGTTGTCAAACATACGTTCGGTCTCAGCAATGATTTGACCTGGACCCTTACCGCGTTGTTTAATATGAGAAAGGATCGCATCTGCACGAGTTGTACCCCGTTGCTGTCCCGGCCATAGTTCGCGTGCATCAACGCCAAACGCAAGCGCAATTGCTGCCATGGCGATATCTGTCCCCGTCTCTTCATTAAAACCGTCAGGAAGGGTTGAAAGAGAGATCAATTCCAATGACGGTTCCTCAATCTCAGCATCGCCAACAATGGGCATCAAGCTGAACCGTTTTAAACCACGATTATCTGATTGGCCTGCAACAACTTCTAACGCCATTCCCACCGCTTTAGGGTCAAGGCCGCCGCCAGCTAACATAATGCCACGAGTTGGACGAGAACCTAGTTTCTCCTCTTTATATTGAGTCATGTCCAATAAGTTGCGACCATAAGAAGAAGAGCGACTGACAGCACATACGCCAATACCTAACATGCTGACACGCTCAGATGGAAGCTGTGCCTCAAATGCAACACGAGTCCAATGTAATTTACGCCGTGTGCCATCTTCATTAGTATAAACTACGGGATATACTGGATCAGATGTGCGCATACATCGGCTAGGATCAAGATGCGCAACTGAAAGCGCAGGCCCCATAATCGGACCCGCTTTGTTCGGGCTGCTGTCAATAATTTCCATGAACCGCCCATTATCTTGACCCAGCAATGATTGGATTTGCTTCGAGTAGAATTGTCCCCATCCAACTCCACCATCCGCAGATTCTTTCAGCCTGCGTTCAAACGTGTCCGCAATTTTATAGTGAGATGTGATCGCAGTATCACAAGGTTCAATATGAAATGGGATCGTGGTCATCTTTGAAACCATGGCATACATCGCGCCAGATAATAGATTTACCGTTTTCCAAAACTCGCTCAACGCCTGGTCACGAGTAGGCGACCACCACGGCGGCAACGTGTCCGAACTCTGGAAGAAGTAGGCGATCTGACGTTCCAAAACCGAAGAAATCCCGCCAACCCCGGCCTTGCCCAATTCATCATCTTTGAACCGACTCTGGATCGATTCCTGACGCACTTCTTCTACCAACGGGATGTTCGCCTTGGTTTCTAATCCGTTGCCACTTGCACTTTCAATCGCTTCCGCTTCCTGTGGATCAAATTTTCCAATTGTCATAGTTCTGCCTCTACTTCCAAACAATTTCAGTCTTACCACCATGACCGTGTATCTTTTCAACTGTCTTAATATTGTCATACACTACTATCGATGTATACTCTGTCAGCCAACTCACTACGCACTTCCCATTACTGAACTGCACTCTTTCAGCCACTTCCCCTATCCCACTTACCCCACCCTCGTCCTCATGCCGATACAACACGAACGCTTTCATCCCACTATCCATTTTCTACTTCTACTGTGAAAAATTTCACAAATAGATCCCAAAAACGGCGGGTGGTGGGAGTGGACGGCGAATAGCGTTCGCGTTCGCGCATGGAATCGATACGCGTGCTCGTGTGCATGGTGCATGGCCTGGGCGCGCGTGGGGCGAGTCTCGTTGATCTGTGCGCGTGCAGTGTGTATGTGTGGGATGTGAGCGCGTGTGTGGGCGTAGGAGTATGGGGTGTGCGCGTGTGGGCGCGGTAAATATAAGAGATATAAAGGACGGCATAAAGAGAGTGTGCGCTGGTGTGACCTGGTGCGTGGTGGGTGCGGGCTGGTGCGTGGTAGGTGTGAGCCATGGTATATATGGAAGGATCACAGGTACGCACAAGGGGCTGGGCTGCCGCGTGCATGTGGTATAGATATATATAATATATATAATAATGGGTAATAGGGTAGTGTGCGCGGCATGCGCGCGCTGGCTGGTGTGCGCCTGGTGTGTGCGGGCGGGCATAAAGGGGTGGCAATAAGCGCACTGATTTGCTAGTGTGGCTCTATGGGATTGACATAAAGCCACATTAGGGATATACTCGTTATATCCCCCCCCCCTCCTACAATCGTAGGCTGACAGAGACCTGTGCACCACTGGCGGGTCTTTTTCAGTGTGGGCACAAACGTCCTGGTGTGCAGTGGCACGATCTGCAGCCGCGCGTAAAACAATTCTTGCTGTCTGAATATTCAGCAACTTTTTAACCCTGTTTCTAGGCATATATTGGTACATCCGCGCTCGTTCCGCCCCTGCGCCTAGATTTAGTCCTGATCTGCTGTAATTCACGTTTTTTTCCATAATTTGTTATTTTATGTCAACCTAAAAAGTTGCTGAATATTCAGGAAGTTAACGTCAAATAATTCGTATTAATTAAATAGGAATACAGATTATTTGACCGAGGGATCATAAAACTTCCTGAATATTCAGACATTTTTATTCCTCATAATTCGCCTTGCCCGACCACATAAACGCTAGTCTTTGCAGGGCGTGCGATCTCTGGACCGACCACAGCCTGAATAACTGGGTCTGCATGATCCGTTGACCGGCCTAATCGTTTTCTCAAATCTTGTTTGCTTTCAACTTGCAAAACCGCGTCACTTTTTATCACAAATTTGGGTGCGGTCAACTCGCCTATCAATAAATCATTCCTGGGCAAACTAATTGCGCCCTTAGACTCTGGATCTAATCGTTCCCTAAATGCCCACCACGCAGCCGCACGCAAATTAGCGAATTTATATTGTTTAGTGCGATCTTTCAAACTAGGGGGAACTTTTCTAGAAGCTACGAACGCCACAACCTTTTTGATTCCTTGCTCGATCAGCCGATGGTATGTGCCCAATCCGATCCCAATCGTATCCAAAAAGACATATACACCGTATGCATCAATAATTCCTTTGATCTTCCCGGCCATTTGCATCATAGCTGTATCTGGATTGTAAAATTTTTCTACCTCTAAATCCGCTACGTGTATATTGTCGTAGACTTTGGCAATGGTGGAATCATCATTGCCAGGTGTGCCGGTTCCCATGTCCACCCCAACCGATGTTAGTTCTCCCATAATCCCACGATCCCGCCACTGGTCGCCTCTCTCCATTGCCAATTCGACCCAAGCTAGGGGAATGATCCCGTCCTCATCCGTAGCGGCAAACTCACCTAACACATGATTTTGGTATAGCGCCGATTGTTCGCCCCATTGCCGAAACATCCGCTCCGCCCATTCCTTATCCATGCGTCCGGCGGCGATTGCGTCCTCCCTGGTTACATGCACAGCGCGCCAATTATCAAACACATCGCGCCGTTTGTGTAATTCATAAAATCTACCCATTGGCGCGCCGGGCGTACTGATTGATAACCATTTGGTCATAATGCCCCCTCCCGCGATTGTCCCCTCCATACGGTCAAATGTTTCTGCGGATATCAGTTTGCTTTCGTCAAAAACGATAAAAATATAGTCTGCGTGCGCCCCCTCCATAGTTTCGCTGTTATCGCTTGCCATTGCGAACGCTTGTCCAGTATGCAGTTTCAATGTCCGCCCTTGTAATTCTAATCGAGGATCATAAGGATCACGCCCGACCTTATCCCATTTGATTCTCTTGGCCCACTTATGCACTTCGGGCCAAAGGAACTTTTCTAACTGCCGCCAGTGGCTCGCGGTCGTGGGTGCTTTCCAATCTTCCCCATCATAAAGCAGCCCGAACAGATTTATCAAAATAGCGGCTAGTCCTGTTTTACCGAGTGTTCTAGGCCCTCTCACAGTTTGGCGGTCAACTACATTAAAATCGCCTGCGATCTGTGCCTGGTACGAGGTCAATCCGCCGTCAGTACCGAAATCGAAAATATCATTTATTCCTGCTAGCCAGTCATCGCGATATTTGTTTTGGAATCTAAAATAGCTTGAGTTTAGATTCAGGCTGACGCGCTTACTAACAAATTTACGAGTCGCTTTTTCTGCTAGCAGGGACTGGTACGCCTGCTCGGATAAATAGTTTCTCAGATTCGTCATAACCTAGTTCGTTTTGTAATTCCTCAAATTCAATTTTGCGTTCGATGATTAATTTAACTACATCTGCGCGCCAATCGACCATTTCGACTCTAGTATGTCTGCCGAATTCATTTGTATGGATTCTTTCAAGCAGCCATGCGTTAGCGGTCCAATTTCTAGAGTCCTCCCCGGCCTTTTTAATTCGTTGCAGCAGTTCCAACTTTCGATAAGGAACTGCTCTTTTGACTGCGTATGCGAATCTAAAAAAGGGCAGTTCGTCTTGTAGCACGTCTGTTTCATCCCATGTATCGCCATAGGCATCGTTAAGGCGTTTAACCTCTGCAATTCCGCGCTTTTGCCAACTGTAAAAAGTAGCTTCAGGGAGGCCGATCAGAGCGCAAGCGTCTTTTGTAGATAATGCACCTTCGGCGATGATTCGGGCAATCAGTTCTGTTAATTCGGGGGTACATTTAGTTTTACGTCCAGGCTGATAGTCAGGATCATGGAGTAGGTCAACGAATTTCGGGACCTCGAAGCGTGGTTTGTTGGGATCGTCAGTCATAATTATATTAGAACAAATGATTAGTAGTCAATTGAATCACACTACAAAACAGATTGTAGTCATGTTAAAAAAAGTAGAAGTGTACTTCAACCCATAATAGCACAGTATAAACTACTGGTCAAATTATTGGTAAATCCCCATTTATAGGCACATTTTGCCTCAAACCTAACAAAATTGGTACTTGACAAATCATGATTTATTGGTATACTAATAGTATAAAACGTTTGATAATGAGGAGTAAACGATGTCACTAGCACAAATTGCAGCACGAGACAACACCCAAGCCCGCACCAATGCGCACTACCTGCGCCAGATGTCGAATGATCTGGTCAAAGCTGAAGAGCAACGCAAACTGTTTTTGAAAGCTGACGGCTTTTGCGAACATGGTATCTGGAATCAATCCCTTGTACCGTGCAAACAGTGCAACAGTAAATAAAAGGAGTTGATAATGTACAGCGGATACACTACCAAAGAATATAAAAACAGGCGCACAAACGAAGCGGTTAATCATTTACGTCATTTTTGTGTGAACAAGCCACAGATAACATATGTAAATGTAAATGATGATGGATCAATATCATTTGTCCTCAAGGATAAATACACTAGTTATATGACAGGAAAACTGTCTTGCAGTAAATATGATGGCCTTTACGATGGAGTCGACATTTACCTTACAGCTATAGAGTCGACTTCTGAACTGGTCATGATGCACCCCTCAATAAAATTAGAGCACGGGGTTATTCTTAGGACGATAAACTAAATGCCTACAGGCGAAAGGATAGATGAGATGATTTACGTAATAGTTTTTTCTGACGGATCATTAGGGACAGCCGGACGTGAGCCAAACCCAGAACACTATCAAGCAGGCTCGCGCTTTTTCCGGTGCGCTGAAGATTTAACTATTTCTGACATCAATGAGTTGCAATTTCTAAACTGGGAAATCCCCGGACGGCTTGAAAAACAAGTGAAGCAATATTATAGCTCTACCTAGAGCTACTGTCGAAATAGGGGTCTTATCGATCCCTATCGGGCAAACTGCCGACTTGCCCCTGATGAGACTAGGCAAACGAGGAGTAAAAACGATGTCAACACAACTACAACTAGCAACAGACTTACCCGCACAACTGCCAGAGGACGTTAAAGCTGCTACCAATGCTTACTTACTGGCGTATACCTTCGCTGAAATTACCCGCGAAGCAGTAGACAAGATTCAGCGTGAGATTTTAGCTGAACTTCAATTCATGACCAAACCGCACCACCGCAGCAAGGATCACCCGCATGTGTGTCTCGATCCAAAAGAGACCTACCACTTGAGCGACTCCGACTTTCAAGTCTACCTTGACGAATCACACAAGCGCACCCGCGAAGCTGGAATCAAACCGGCTGATATGGAACGGGATTATTGTCCTGCTCTAGTAGCCGAGTCTTTACTGCGCGATGCTACGCATGCTTTGATTAATGCGGTCGGTAAAATGATAGGCTGGCCTAATGCGCTTGATAGTCTGCTTTGTCATATTGCAGACGGTAAGTACGATCAATTTATCGAACTATCGGTAAAGATGGTCTTGGTACATCCAGACTATATCCCCCCAACTTTATAACTACTTTACTCCTCCTCAAAATAGGGGGGTTGACCACTGCGCCCCCCTAGAGGATGACAAAAGGACTGAATCATGAGTAAGCCACTTGCAACGTTAACAATCGATGTACAAATCACATACTCACATTTAGAGCCAACCGAACCGCGGATGATTGCTTTATTCGGACAGGATAAGGTCGATCAAATCAAGCAGTCTAACGCTCTCGTGTGCTATGTCAAAATGCCTGATAAAACCTATTATGTAGGTTACAACGGCACAAAGTTTTATACTGCATCCTTTTTACCGGACTGGTTAAAGGGTATGTAAAGGAGTCTATTATGTGGACAAAAGGAACAATCAAAGTCAACTGGCTGTACATTGACTACCAAGC